CCAGCGATTCTCTATGAAATGGATGGTATCAATTCAAATCATGCGGACAATGTTCTATATACTTCGACAAGACGTTATTCAGTAACTTTAATCGACAAAGACCCAGATAGTTCATTTGTAGAGAAACTTTTGAAGCTGCCATATAGCAGTTTTGACAGACACTACAAAGAAGACAATTTACATCATTTTGTATTTACAATCTATTATTAAGGAGGATTTAAAACATGCCTAAACTAGAGTGGGATGAAGTTGGAAAACGCTTTTTCGAAACAGGCGTTTCAAAAGGAGTGCTCTATCCTTGCAAAAATGGAGTATATGAAACAGGTGTTGCTTGGAGTGGTTTGACAAGTGTTAAAGAGAGTCCATCAGGAGCAGAGGCAAGCGGATTTTATGCCGATAATATTAAGTATTTTAATTTAATGTCTAACGAGGAATTTGGTGCTACAATCGAGGCTTACTATTATCCAGATGAATTTGCTGAATGTGATGGTTCTGCAAGTATTGCAAAAGGTGTTGTTGTACATCAGCAGAAGCGTAAGTCATTTGGTTTATCTTATGTCACCAGGTTGGGTAATGATACGGATGATTCAGATTATGGATATATCATTCATTTGGTATATGGTGCATTGGCTTCTCCGTCTGAAAGAAGTTATGAGTCTATTAACGAGTCACCAAATGTAGGTACTCTTTCATGGGAGATTTCGACTACGCCAGTAACTGTTCCTGGTATGAAACCAACAGCTTTAATTACAATTGACAGCACAACTGTTGACGCAGAAGAACTTGCAGCATTAGAAGCTATTCTATATGGTACAGATAGCGAAGAAGCACGTTTACCGCTTCCATCTGAACTTATAAAAATATTTAAGAGCAGCAATACAGAAACTGTGTAACAAACATAAGGGGGCATTTGGTTATAGTGCCCTCTTTATTTTTTGCTAATTGAAAGGAGACATAGACATGGTTAAGAAACATGTAAAATATAAAGATTATAATGGTAACGAACGAGAAGAAGATTTTTACTTCAATCTTAACAAAGCAGAAGCAGCTGAAATGTCATTGAGTACAGAAGGCGGATACGAGGAAAAGATAAAAAGTATCATAGCGTCACAAGATGGTGCAGAAATAATAACGCATTTTAAAGAACTGATAGTGAAGTCTTATGGCGTTAAATCATTGGACGGAAAATACTTTGAAAAGACTGAGGAAGCTACTAGAAAATTTATATCAACAGAGGCTTATTCACAGATTTTCATGGAATTAGCAACAGATGCCACAAAAGCCGCAGAGTTTGTCAATGGAATCATGGATTTTGCAGACAAATCAAAGAAAGCGGAGGCTGGTAATACAATAGAGAACAATACATCTGGCTTGGCTTTAGTGAAATAAGCAGAGGGAGTGGTAAATGCTTCAAATAGTTGTTCCAGAAACAGAGCAGTGGGATGCTGCTAATCGTCGATTTATATATACGAAGAAACAAACACTGTCTTTGGAGCATTCTCTTGTTTCACTTTCAAAATGGGAATCTCGGTGGAACATACCATTCCTATCAAAAGACCCAAAGACAGATGAACAGACAATAGATTATATAAGATGCATGACACTCACGCAGAACGTGGACCCAGATGTATATCATAATTTAAGTGATGAAAACATATTGCAAGTCAAACAATACATTGATTTACCTATGACCGCAACAGTTATTAAAAAAGAGAAACATAGCGGTAGTAATTCTTTTGTTACGGCTGAAATAATTTATTACTGGATGGTCGCATTTAATATCCCGTTCGAGTGTCAAAAATGGCATCTTAATAGATTACTCACATTAATAGAGGTTTGCGATCAAAAAAGCAAGCCTGCTAAAAAAATGGGTAAAAATGCAATATTTAAGCAAAATGTGGCTATAAATGCTGCTCGGCGTAAACAATTTAATTCTAAAGGTTAAAGGGTGGTGATATATATGAAAATTAAAGGAATTGACGTTTCTAAGTATCAAGGAACTATTGATTGGGATAAAGTAAAAAACGCTGGAATAGAAGTAGCGATAATTAGATGCGGTTACGGTTCAAACAATGATGACGTTCTGTTTGAAAAAAATTACAGAGAAGCTAGACGTGTCGGAATAAAAGTTGGTGTATATCTATACAGCTATGCCACTAACATTACAAAGGCTAGAAGCGAAGCACAGCATGTCCTTAGACTGTTGCAAAATAAAACTCTTGATTACCCAGTATTTTACGATTTGGAAGATGCTAATACTACGGCTAAATGCAGCAAAACGGTTATTGCTGATATGGCAGAAGAATTTTGTAACGCAATAGAAAAATCTGGTTTCAAAGTCGGAATATATGCAAATAAATACTGGTTCACAAATGTATTAACTGATTCAAGGTTTGCTAAATGGGACAAATGGGTTGCTCAATACAATAAAGAGTGTACATATTCTGGAACTTATATAGGATGGCAATATAGCTCGTCAGGTACAGTAGACGGCATAAGTGGAAAAGTAGATATGGATGAGTTCTATGTTGATTATACCACAACCATCGTTAAATCTGTTTCAACTGACGAAATACCAGATTTAACTGGCTATCGTGGTGTATCAATAGTCGGGGCATTGAATAGTAAAGGTTATGATTCGACATTCGCATATCGAAAGAAGGTTGCAGCAGCAATAGGAATAACTAATTATAAAGGAACATCGGAACAAAATCTTCTTATGATTCAGAAGTTAGGCGGTTCATTGACTTTCTAAAATGGAGGCGTTGCATGATTACAATTAAGCAAAAAGGCGACTTTAAAAAGCTTGACAGTTACTTTGAAAGGTTAAAAGAAGTCGTAAAGATTGGAGACCTTGATAAATATGGTCGAGAAGGAGTTGCCGCTCTTGCATCTGCAACGCCAGTTGACACTGGATTGACGGCTGATTCATGGGAGTACAAAATTGAACGAAGCTCTAACAGAGTAGCTATTTCATTCAATAATACAAATATTCAAAATGGAGTGCCGATAGCAATAATATTGCAATATGGACACGCAACAGGAAACGGAGGCTATGTCCAGGGAAGAGATTACATCAACCCTGCGATACAGCCTCTTTTTGACAAGATTGCAGAAAATGCTTGGAGGGAGGTTACTAGCTTATGAGCAAGACGGTTGACGAACGAGTTGTGCAAATGCAATTCGACAACGGTGAGTTTGAACGTGGTGTCCAAACCAGCATGTCCTCTCTTGACAAATTGAAAAAGAGTCTGGATTTTGGAGATTCAGTTGACAGTTTTAGCGAGATAGATTCAGCTGCTAACCAAGTAGATTTGTCGGGTTTAGGAGAAGCTGTGCAAACTGTACATGCTAAATTTTCAGCGTTAGAAGTTATAGCTGTAACTGCCCTTGCAAACATTACAAATTCTGCAATTGAAACTGGTAAGAGATTGGTTTCTTCACTTAGTATAGACCAGATTTCTGCGGGTTGGGACAAGTATGCCGATAAGACAACAGCAGTTCAGACTATCATGTCAGCCACGGCAAATACGTGGGAAGAGAATGCTGAAGCCATCGGGTATACCGGAACTCAAATGGAGTTTGTCACTGACCAGCTTGAAAAACTTAACTGGTTCTCTGATGAAACCTCATACAGCTTTACCGATATGACAAGCAATATAGGTAAATTCACTTCAAATGGTGTTGCATTAACTGATGCTGTACAAGCTATGCAAGGTATTTCAACTTGGGCAGCTAAGTCTGGAGCGAATACAAACGAAGCAAGCAGAGCTATGTATAACCTATCGCAAGCACTTTCAGTTGGTGCAGTTAAGTTAATTGACTGGAAATCAATTGAAAACGCTAACATGGCAACACAAGAATTTAAACAAACTGCTATCGACACAGCAGAGGAGCTTGGAACACTAAAGAAAGTAGAAGAAGGTGTTTGGGAAACCACAGCAGGTACAACTGTAACATTAACCGATTTTAATTCAGCATTATCAGATGGATGGTTTAGTTCAGATGTATTAATGGCTACATTAAACGAATATGGTGCAGCATCTGTAAGACTCAGCGAAATTTGTGATGAATATGGAACTACCGCATCACAATTCTTATCTGGAATGGACGATTACCAGAAAGGGACAAAGACTATTAACGATATTGCATCTGATGTAGGTATTAATGCTAAGAAACTTGTTCCATTATTTGAAGAGTTAAGTG